AATCAGGAAGGTCTACGCCGCGTTTCTGCATGTCCTCGACCAGAGGCCGAAGTTCGGTCTGCAAAAAGTCAGTGGTTTGTTTGGCAGTACGGCCGTGAAATAGTTCTTCCTGAAGATAGACATTCCAGTCTTCGTCTATCTGTTTGCCGGTTTGATTGATTGCTTCAATGACACGCTTGGTGTCAATGAGTTTATTTTGCAGGGCGTAGATTAGGGTGTCTGCTTTGGTTTGAAGCGGTGCAGTCCAGTTGGCCAAAGGCGCTGGCTGGTTGAAGATGTTGCGGTTGCTAAAGCTTACGGCGTTTCTTTCCCTGCCAGACTCACGCCCTCGGCGAACGCTTTCTTCATTTTGCTTTCGATCAGCTTGCGTCGCAGCAACACTTTCTCCGACGGTCGCTCTGTAGACCGCTTCACTGATTCGACCGGCTTCGTACTCTTCATTGGTCGCATTTTCAAATTCCTCTTTAAGCCCCTCTATGTTAACACGGGGTATGCTTGTTAATGGGACAAGTTCTGCTTTTCCAAAACCTCTCGAGTTATCTATGGCATAAATCTTAAATGCTGGATCGTTGCCAAACTTTTCTTGCAACCTGTTCACCGTCTCGCTGGAACCGGCATGGCCCTTGACCAGACCATCCAAAGGAACTGTGCGGCCGGTATTCATGGCGCGAGACAACACGCCATTGCGCAACGCGTCTATAGGTTCGCGGTAGATGTAGGAGATGTACACGTCCTGACCCGCATCAAGCGCCGACTGGATACGCCTCTCCGCTTTGTTGTATGTAGACAGCGTGCCGTCGTAAATGATGTCTGCCATTTCAAATACATCGGATATCAGTTCGCCCGCGCTGGACTTGCCTGCGCCACCGCCGCCTGCCATGAACACGACAACGCCATCGGGGCTGGTGTTCTCAATACGTTCTTGATAAAGCTTGTCAATGAATTTGCTGACGGCCTCATGCACTTCGCCTGCGCGTGAACGGTCAGCCCGGTATTCAGGCGACAACTCCCGTGCGATGTCGGTGTCTAAAACTTTGCCGCCGTCGGTGCCATCAATCCGGTTGTACTCTTTCACCAGCGCGTCAAAGTCATTATCGACACGGTCTTCCAGTGCGGCACCAATGTCTTGTTGCTTGCTAAATGCCGGGGCATTGCCGAGAGAAGCACGCATCTCTTTAAATAATTCTGCGGTATCGGACGTGCCCGTAGTTGCCCCGTCATTAGAAGTATCAAGGGGTTCAAACGAATAAACAAATTGCGATTCATCATCCGGCTCATCCGGGTCTTCTTGTTTAGCAACACCAAAATATTCGCCGTCAACGTTGGCTATGTAATCAAACTGCTGCCACAAAGCAAAGCTGTTGTTTTCGTTAATGCGCTTTAATTTTTCGGTAGGTTTTTTAAGCATCTGGCGCGCTTCGTACAGCATGTAACCAGTAGCCGCGCCGGGGAAATCGCCAAGGTAAGTATTGTCGCGAACGTCAGGGTCCATCTTCGCAATAGCATCCGCGGCGTCGCGTATTTCCTGACGTTTGCTAAAAGCGAAATCCGACTTTTTTCCATACACCGGATTCTTTGCCAATACCAGTGGGCCAATCTGCACAGCTTCGTCAGCAGACACCACAGGTTCCATGCTGTCGCGATCGTAGAAGTAAGCATGACGTGTCGGGTCCATACCAACCTGCACCCAATTGTCACCCTTCATCGCCATCTTTGCAGTGGTCGAAGCCTGTTTCGGTGTGATCGGTTTCCAGTCACCCTTCATTACAGCAATCGTTGCTTTCGGCTTGCCGCCTGCAATAGCAAGAGCGGCTTTCTCTACCACGCCAAACGTTGGGTTGGTAACTGCGGCCACGCTTTCATAGCCGATGGATTTACCAGCAGCGTAGCCAGCTTCTTGCTCATGCACGGATACCACCCACACACCGTGGTTAGAGTAGGCTGGAATGTCGAGACGAATGCCAACAGGATCGCCGGCTTTTAATGTTTCAGATGGAATGCCAATGCGTTCAACCTTGTCACTGGTAAGACCGCGCTCCATGTCCGCTTGCGTAGCAGGCGCAGGCACTTCTGCGTAGGGGGTAACTGGCTTGAGTTTGTTGACAAGCTTATCGTACTGGTCTTTGGTAACGGTGCCTTCTTTGACGCCTTGAGCAGCAGACTCTAATTCAGGAACTCGGGCAAGCACGTTTGCTTGGCGAGTGCTGAATTGCAGGCCCAGCGCATTAAGCAAAGCTTCCGTGCCGGCAACAGTGCCTATCCTGTCAAAATTACCTTTGTATCTTTCGAGTTCTCTTTCGGATAAAGGAAATTCCCTGCGCGCGAGTTCAACTTTTAAAGCGGCGTCCCGAGCAACGTCCAGTGAAATAGAACCTAGTAATTCGGCTTCGGTGCCTTCAGGAAAAGAATACCAATACCCGCCGTACTTCGCGTCTTCACGGCCAGCTTTAGTTATTTTTTCATCGAGCTTTGCTTTGCCCCCACGCATCATGGAGTATTCGCCAAAGCCACCTTCAGGCACTTGAACTTTGTATGCGTAAATCGTATTTGAACCCGCGGCTTCACTGCCCGCATTGGTTTCAGAATCATCAACCATTGAAAGGTAGGTGTACAAACCTTGAACGCTAGCAGCGTTCACGTTGTCAAGGCCTTCCATACTAGCTAAACGTAATACGGTAATGGACTCCCCAGCTTTTGCTTGAGGCCCCTTTGGTTCTTCAACAAGCGGCCAAGTACTAGGCGGCTGCTGGCGGGTGCTAAACGAAATTTTAAAAGGGCTATTAGTATCTTTAGCGCCAAGCAATTGCTCCAGTCCACCGTCAGCAAGAAAAGCTTTAAACGCAGCTTGGCCGGTGATGACTGTCTGCTTACCGTTAGCGCCTACAAATCGGTAAGTACAAGTCATGTTTAACCCTCACCAAGTTCTTGGTCAATCAGAAGCATGCCTGCTTTGTCTTGGTCTACTAACTGGATACGCGCAAGTAGATCACCATATTCACCAACGCTGGTCCGCTGAAGTTCTAAAAACTGCAGCAAGAATTGTTGTACCACCGGATCGCTTTCGGCTTCGCCGTACCAACCTTTGTAATTCTCATATAACTCAAGCTCAGTTTCGTAACCGAGTTCAATCGCATCACTGAGAGTTTTGATTGGCTCGTTCATGGCTTCGATTGCAGGAATCTTAGCCACGGTGCCGACGTCGTTTTGAAAGTCAACATGCTTTTGGTAATGAACTAATTCGTCCGCGCTTTCACGCAAGAAGAATTTTTGTGTTCCAAAATATCCGAGTCGCTGCACTTCGTTGGCGATATGCTTGTACAAGTTTGAGGCGTATAGCTCAGAATGAACTGCGTCATCAAGCATCGCTTTTAGATCAGCGGAAATAATCATTTTGGGTAGCATGTGCATGTTCAGCCTCAATCGCAGTTAATCTTAACCTTGCCGGAATCTTCCAGATCGGACAAGATGTCTAAGAAATTTTCTTGTACGTACATAATTTTTGCAGAGTCTTCTCTGCGGTTTACTATTTTTTCAGCGTTAACTTTTGCAATGCCTTTTTTGTTTAGTTTGGTAAACAAATCAGCAAGGGATAAAGCATTAGCTTGTTCCGTTAATCGTCTCTCGACCCGCGGTTCGATAAAAGCTTTCCGCTCTTTTCCTTCGAGAGGGCCAACGCTTTTACCCGTTGCGCCAATCGTTTGATTTGTTCCGGCGATCTTTTTGCCAGCCACTGGTCGTGCTGATCCTGATCCAGATTGGGCTGCTGCGCTAATTCGTTTTCCATCAAAACCCTCTTTAGTTAAAAGTGACTTTGCCGCGCCGGCATAGTCTTGGCTGGTGACGCGTAGTTTAACACCCAGCTTTTTGTAAAGCTCCTGTTCAGGGTACCAAATCAAAGCCTGCAAAGCTGCCGGCGGTACGCGCTGGCCGGTCTGGTCTTCAACAAATTTGACCATCTGGCGAACCACGTCACGTAGACGTTGGCGCTCACCACCACTGCCGGGTGAATCATTCGGCTTGTCTGCCGATTTTAAAATGGCCCCGGCAACCCCGACAAGCGTTGTCTTCTTGCGCTCACCTGAATCAAACTTGGCGCGCTCTTTTATGAATTGCCTATTATGAAGGCTGTTCACCGCTCTGGCTAGAGCGATAGCGCCTTCATCGGTCTTCATTGCTTCAGCCACCAAAGCGGGGTCGAAGTCGGCCGCGTACAAACCTTTAGTGGAATCGCCTGTTTCCTGAAGCGCGGCACGCAAGCCAGCCACTTGTTTGGCAAACAGCTTTTCGTCAAACGCCGGAAGCTTACCAGTCAAACGACCGACGGTCCTCATGAACCACATGTCCATCGTCACCGGTTCAAAGTTACCTGACAGGTTGCTGTAGAAACCAAATCCGATCTTGGGTCCGAACACTGCCGAGCCAAGCATCTTCTCATCCATCGATTCGCCGGTAATGGAAAAGCCCATGCTTTCCAATTCTCGCTTGGTCACTTCCGTTTGCAAGAACCTGCGCAGAAGATCGGGACCCATGTCTTGAAGCAAAGCGTTGGCCAGTGCAAAGTTTTTACCCATGGCTGGGGCAGACTTGCCTGTGCCTACTTCAGGAAACTTCCCTGTCTTGCGGAAAGCTTCGTATTGATTTGAAGCGTAGCGGAGGTTGTCTTCCACGTTCATTGTTTGGGAAGATATCGCGGTAGCTATCAAGAAAGCATTCCGGGCGTTTTGATCCGTGTTCAATTCGGGATACTTAACCGCCATAATGCTGAGTGTTTTTCTGACAGTTTCGTCATACCATTCAACTGCATTACCTGCGCTCCTGATCGCCGCGATTGCTTCAGCCGCCAGCATCTTGGCTACGGTTGTGCGGTCTTCAGGTTTGTTCAAATCTAAGGTAGGCATGCCGGCGGCATAGTAACGTTTGTCCAACCATTCAACTACCGGGGGGATGCCTCCGACAAAAGGTGTTTCAAAAGCTTCGCTCTTTGTCTTACCTGTCATCAGGCCCAAAGCAGTGGCTTTGTATTCAGCTTCAGACAAACCAAGGCCTTCAGCCACTGAGCGGAAATTGCCGAGGTCTTTTTCTGGTTCGATTTCTTTTGGTTCGGCTTGTTGCTTTTTAGCAAACGCCGGAGCTTCTATTGCTTTGACTGGCACGGCATTGTTCTTTGGCCCCAGCAAAACAACCGCAGCACCCCGTCCAAACGGGGCTATGTAGCCATCAAATCCTGCGTCTATAACTGCGGACTCAAATGCGTTTGAACTGCCCTGTGGCGGGATTAAACGGCTTGCAGGGTCATAGATATTATTAAGCCTGACTTCGTGGGCAAAACGGCCGACGCCGCTTTCTGGTCTGATGCCGTTGCCGGTATCAACATAGAAATAAATTCTGTCAGAAAGTCTACGGTCTTTACTTTCCCTTAGACGGCTGCCTTCGGCACCACGCAAGCCAGTGCCGTAATAGGCCCCGCTTAGGCTTGTTTGGACCCGGGGGGAGTAGTGCCTACCGATGACGGAGATAGCGCCTTCTCGGGCTTCTCCGTAGCTTGGGAGCGCACTGCTCCCAGTTCCACTAGCTGCTGGTCCATTTCGTTCTGGAGACGGCTGTACGCCTTCACCTCGACCGGGGATATTTGATTCATTAGTTCCACCTTCTCTTGAACTCATTGACGGCGTGCCGGCCGTTGCGGTTTGCTGCGATGTGGATTGACGATACGCGATCAAGGCATCACGTGCAACCTCTTTGGCTTTCTTCAGATCACGAACGTATTCATCGACCTTGGCAGATTGTTTTTCATTTTGCGTGGTTTCTCCCCGCAAACTGGCCAACAGCTTATCTATAATTCCAAGCCACTTATCAACAAAACCTTTGAACCCTTGAGGATCACGGGCCGCAACGTCCTGCCAAAAAGCTTTGTCCGTGGCGCGATTGCCAAGGAAGTCAGCCGTCATTTCAGATACTAGTAAAGGCTGCTTTAATAATTCTTGTAATCTTTGTTCGCGTGCGACCGGGTCAGTAATAGAATCCAGTTCGTCTCTATGCAAAAAGTTTTCAGAGTAAGCTCTCTTACCCTCTTCCGTCATATCGAAAAAAATACTTTCTATGCTTGACGTAAACTGTTGAGCAGGAGTATTGGTTAAACCTTGACGTCGTTCAGCTTCGGCGATTTGCTCGACCGTATGCTTGAATTCGTGAAGAGACGTTTTAGTGATATTGCTTTGAGGCGCTGCGGTATTAACGAACGCTGTAGTGCCGAGGGCGAAGCCATCCGCTGCGTTAGGTTGGGTATCATGGAAAGCATAAATCTTTCCACCAAACTGGCTATTAAGTGCGTTGGCAATCTGATTGACCGCGGCTTCTTCTTGAGCCGGAGCCGCGTTTAAAACAGGCGCGTCGGTTCTGTTTTCGGAGGCAGCCCATTGGTCGATAGCTGCTTGAGCAGTCGCTCTTGCTCGATCTCCGGCAGCGACTCCACCCACTGGTTCAGAGTTGGGGTCAGGCAATGCCTCTGTGCTGGAGTTAAGGGGGATGTCAATAAAGCTTTCGCTTGTTCCACGGTTTGCCTCTGTTGGTGTGATTGCTGGGGCAGTCGTTGCTTTACTGCGGGCGTCCAATTCAATTTGAGCGCCACGTCTGGTGATCGCCGGCGCACTATCGTTTTCCACGACGGCACGCAAATCATCATCCGATAAGTCTGCCACAGTTCGGCCCTGAATGCGCTGCGGGCGTGGAGCAAGTGTTGGAAGTTCGCTACGTGTTTCAGTTGGCGTGGCCGCAATTGTTTCCGGCGTAATTGCCTCAACAGCCTCTGCTGCCGGTAACGCGGATGTTACGGGAGGCGTAATCGGCAAACCGCCGAACGTTGGCGTTGGGCTTACCAAGGGCGTAGCCGCGGCCGGTGACATAGGCGCAGCGTAGGACGTCGGCCCTTCTATCGTGCCCGCCAAATTCATGGCTGCACTTACGGCGTCATCAACTGATCCGGCTTGCGCCAACGCGTCGATCTGGGTATTGCGATTGACCGTCTGTTGTGGCGAGACTAATGTCTGGTCGTATGTCTGGGGATTGAGCGCACGGATTGCTGCTTCATTTACCCCGGCAGGCTGGGCGTTTTGTACACCGGCGTTGATCTCTGCCGCAATCTGTCTTTCAGGTGATGCTATCGCGCCGCGATATCCCCCGGGGCCAGCGCCGCCAAGAGCGCCAAGAACTAGGTTTGCAGCAGAGTCTTCACCAATTTCTTTGTTTGCGATTTGGCTGCGAATACCGACGTCAGAAGCTAAACCTTCCGTGGTTTCTTGCAAGCTTTCTTCAGCCGCGCCAGCAATAAGGCCTCCGGCTGTACGGCCGGCAATAGACTTGCCGCCAATGCGGCTAAGAATATTATCGTAAGCACCCGCAAGAAGGTTGCCAGTAATTTTGTCGCCTACAGCAGCCACCATACCTTGAAGCATGGCTGCATTTTCAGAAGCTTTATCAGTAACAATTCGGCGAGCTTCTTCTTTCGGCACGCCACGATCAAGCATAACTTTGTAATACGGACTTACTTCAAGCAACTGATCATCGTTTAACTTAGTGATGTATTCTTTTGCGGTATCAGCACCTTCACCCGCAGCCATACCACTGCCTACCGCAGCTGTAGCATTAGTGTTGCGAGTAGCAAGAAAAGTAGCGATAACCGGGGCAAGAGAACCAAGAACGCCGGAAACTTGAAGAGCGTATCCAGAAAGAGTTGGGTCTTCGCCAAAACTTAATTCGCCTTTAAGAACATTTCCTGTTGGCGAAGAACCAGCAAGACGTTTTTTACCGGTTTCAGAAAGGCTGGCCTGAATATCTTTTTGAACCGAGTCACCGTAAGCAGCTAATTCTTTTGTACCCGGTATCGACGGGATACTCGACATTGCTCTGTCGATTGTTATCTTTGCTGCTTCTTTATCTTGCGTTTGTTCTTGGATACTTTGTATTCCAAGTAGATCGGTAAAAGCTGATCGAGCAAGACTAAACACTTTGCCAAGTGGAGTGGCTTCTAATGCTTCACCTGAAATTAAATTTCTAGCGGCACCCTTTATTCCGGTTTCAATACCGGCAGGAGTTTTTAAGGTGCCGCCTGCAATAGCTCCGCCAAATTGTTTAGTTAAATCGCCGGCTAACTCAGAAGCTTTGTAATCTTTTTCTTTAACGTTTAACGGGTTATCAACCGTGTCAACGCCTTTGCTCGAAGAAGGGCGGCCAAAGACCTCATCATCGCTTAGATAATTTGAACCGGCAGGTTTAGCTTTTACGCCAAAGACTTCGTCTTCACTAAGGTAGCTTGCCATTGACGCGCCTTATTTAAGTTTCCAACCAGTGCCATCGTATACAGCAGTCTTACCTTGATTAGGCCCGCTGGCAATAGTTCGAGTATCGCCGGCTTTGTAAGTAGCGCCTTCTGCTTTTGGTTTCGGTTTATTAGCGTCAGGTATTTTTTTCTCAATAACACTTGAGCCGAGTCTTTCGCCCAAATCGCGTAAGCGTTTAGCTTCAGCAAGTTCTTCTTCTGTGCCGGTGCCGTTACGTAGAATGGTGTTAGACGCCACCAAATAACTGTTCGCCAAAGAAGCAACGTCTGCGTAAGAACCAACTTTTGAATCTTTTAAATCTGAAAGTTTTTGGCGGATAGTGGCGCGCTTATCTGCGTTTTCCGGGGTATCAGGAAGGTTAGATAATTCAGTACGCAAATCACCAAGAGCTTTTTCATTCTGCATTTTATAGATGGCAGCAGCCGCTTGTGTTTTATCGGCTGAACTAGATTTTGCATCAGTAATTTTTTGAACGGCAGATAAGTATTTTTTATCATTGCCAAGATCAATAAGAGCCAATGCTTCTTGAGAAGCTTTTCTTTTGTCTTTATCAAGAGATATGTCGGCGATGTCTTTTTCAAGTTTGACTCGAAGAGTGTTAGCAACTTCGCCTTTTGCTTTTTCAGTTGCAACTACCCCTTCGCGAGTTGCGTTTTCACGGTTTACCAGTACGCCAGTCTCGGCAGTACCCACTGCTGTTTTTTCCGCAACCTTAGTAGGTAACAAAGCTGTTGCTTCTGCGACTTTAGCGGTTGTACGCAAAGGCTCTATTTCAGCAACCTCTTTTTTCTGGTAATCAAACGCACGGCCGCGAGTGATCTCATCTTCGCGCAAACGTCTTTCAGATTCCATGTTGAGCAATTGTTTTCTAACGTCAAGCTCGTTTTGCTTTTTGGCTTCCATCTCCCCGGTAGTTGAAAGAGCTTTACCAAAACCGCTAAGTGCGGCAGCGATTAAACCACTAGCCATATTAAGCCCCCATCTCGGTAGGAATGTTTTCGTTGCTGTACTGATTCAGCATCTCATTCATTTGTTCTGGCGAGACACCGAATTTGCCCAGTACAGTTGAGATCATTATTTCCATAGCATCGCCAATATCGGCGTTTGTAATTTTTTCTAACTTTGTGTTGCGCATAAAGTCAGCGGCTTGCGTCACTAGGTTAACGCCGGCAGGAATAATTACTTGAGGGGGTATGGTGTTGTTAGATTCTTTGACTAGCAAAAGCATTAAACCCGCGATACCCTTACCTAGCTTTTCGCCAACAGGACCTTCTTTTTGTAACTCATCAAGCATAAGTTTATGCGACTCTTTAGAAAACATAACCTTCATGCCGGCAACCACTACACGGTCATAAGCATCTTGCAATTCCGGAGGCATCTTAATGTTGTTTTTAATTTGTTCGCTGTCAAGGTCTTCGCCTTCTGGACGCGCCATTTTATCTTGAATGATAGCCATATCTTTCTCCTTATTGCGGCGGTTGCATCGCGTTGTTAATCAGACCGTTGTTTTGTACTTGAGCGGCGGCAGGGTTAACCATGGCGTTAGGGTTAACAGTAAAGCCCGTATCAATTTGACCGTACCCACTGTTTAGGTTTAAACGGCGTTGCTTTTCTCTATCAAGGGCCGTTTGCATTTCTAAAGCTTTTGCGTCGGCGTAACCAGTCTCAGCTTTCATCTTGTCAATTTCAGTGTCTGTTTTACCGGACAAGTAGTCTGCAATAGGCGAAGCAATTTGGCCAACGGCCATCGCCCCGTAAGGATTGATTGCCGGGTTAATCGCTTGATTAACTCCCGAAGCAGCGGCTTTGGTGGCATCCCAATAATTGCCCTTCTGTAGCGACTCCAAAAACTCCGGGCTTTTTGTTGCGGCATCCGTTGCAAGCTTGGATGCATCTATCGTGGACGATCTGACTTTATTGATATCTGAAAAACCGGGGCCGTTGGCGTTAGCTACTAAATCAGCTTGGGGCGTTGACGTTGGGGTTTGCATAAAACCCGGTTTAGAAGAAGCCCCGGCCGACTGACTTAAGTTTGCGTTTGCCGACGATATCGGAACATCGGTAGGCGACCCCCCAAAAGTATTAGCAAACGTTGCGTTTTTAGCAGTTTCACCAAAAGCACCCATGCTGCCAGCGAAACCGGCAAGACCCGCAACCATACCAATTTTGCTCAGTGTTTTATTGCCGGTCAAAGTGCCAACCAAAGTTAAAGCTGAACCAGCAAACTGTAAACCCCCCATAAGGGTGCCGATACCCGCAGAAGCTTCGGCCATGCCGGCAAGACTGAGTCCAATGGTAAGGACGTCATTTTTCTCGCCGTAAGCAGGCCCGCCTGTAGGATCGCCAATCGGGTAATCAACGGACATCGCACGCGTCATCGCACGCGAAGAATAAATTTTAGGCATTGTTCTTCCTCTCAAACGGCATGCTAGTCAGCATGTAGTATTCAAAATTTTCGTCTTTCCAAGTAGGTTTAAAACCTACACGTTGCACAAACTTTTTTTGTGCTAATCGATGGTGCGGTACACGCGTCGTTAAAAATTCATGCTGGTCAAACAAGGGTTTTAAAAAACCTCGTATCACCCCGCGCTGGGATGACTTCGGTTTATAACCTTCCACAACTGCTATGTGGATTTCGGTTCCTTTGGCAACTACAGTTGCCGCGTGTTGCCCATCTGCTTGAACCGGTATTACATCCCAATCTTCTAAGCTTTTAAGTATGTCTTGCTTTGCTAGATGCAAACCTTGGCGAATTGATGCAACAACAGGTTCAAGTAAAACTTCACGATTCATTTAACGGGGCCAAAGCTAAGTAAATCTTTAAGGCCCGGTATGTTAGACGTTGTAGAAATTACGTCCATAGAAGTTTTTAAATATTGTTTTTGAGCATTAACAGCCGCTTGTTTTGGGCTGGCAATTTCGTTGTTATCTTTATCGTATAAAGTATTTCCTATTACTTTGCCTCCATCAACTGCGCTGGCAGGCCAATTCTTTTTATCGGCGGTCGGAGCTTTGCCGTCAGTAGTCGCAAAAGAATTAAGATCGCCGTTTTGCATAATGTCAGAAATGTTTTTTGTAACTTGCTGAAACACTTCGTTTGCTGATTGCGATGCTTGCATTTGGGTTTTATACGTGGCTTCAGTAGCCGCTAAATCTTTTCTGGTTTGGGCATCGATGTTTTGCAGAGTAACTTTTGTAGCTGCATCAGCGTTGGCCAGAGTAGTCTTCAGCGACTCGTCCATCAAAGCCGCTACGTTAGCATTAACGTTTTTAGCAAAATCAGTAGCGGACATGTTTGCTGCCGTCGCGCCAAATCTAGAAGCTTCGTTAGTTGCTGCGGCGTTAGTTAAAGCAGTATTAGTCTGCACGGTGGCATTGCTCTTAGCAGCATCGTTAAGAGCGATTTGATTATTTACAAGAGCGGCGTTAGCAGCGGTTGCTCTAAATTTGGCGGCTTCATTTTGAGCAGTAGTGTTATACGTCGCCATGTTATTGGCAGTGTCTGCTCCAAATTTTCCGGCTGCAGCATAAGTTGCCGCGTCGCTTGTAGCGATAGGGGTAGCGTTTTTAATTACAGCTTCTTGACCAGCGCCAACAGCCATGCTTGAATTAATTAAACCGCGGCGATTCATCTGGGCCAGAGACTGCGCTCTGGCTTGTTGCATCAAAGGCGAATCCGCTGCAATGATGTCGTTTACTTGGCCCTGTACGGTTTGGTTTCTATCGACGTTCCAGTTAGTGCCGGTTGCTTGATTAGCGGTGTAGTTGTTTACAGCGTTTGGGTCTATGGTGTTAGCCGCGTAAGTTGTGGCCGCAGCAATGGCAGGGGCGTAACTAGTTGTCGCAGCTTGCTGGGTACCGCTGGCCGCGGCAGCGCGCAGTTGTTCTGGGGACTGCGTAGCGTAAGGATTGTTTATTGTTGTCGCCGATAAAGGGTTGGCCGCTGACGTAGTTAAGCCCGAGGCACCGGTTGTCGTTGTTGCACTTGTAGGCATACCTTAACTCCATAAAAATAAAAAGCCGCTTCAATGAGCGGCTTTTTTCAAGGCGCAGAGCCTCTTCAGAAATTCTACCATTAACAATTTGATTCTACAACACGTTGTTATAATGCTAACTAAGATACAAAGCTCGTTCGTCGTTGCGGCGATTGACCAAACCTTTAAGAACTTTGCCCCCGGCTTTGGTGTATTTTAAAAATTCTTCTGCCGCGCTTTGATAATCACCGCGGTTGTGCTTCTGCCGCAGTGTGCTGCGTTGCAGCGTACCTAGCCCGACATTAAAACTAAAACTTACAAGAGCGTCAAGCCAGCTTTGATTATTAACGCTGCTAGGGCAATAACGCAAAACTCCCGTAACAAACCTACTAAGGTCTTTTTGAAGAATGGCATCAACTTCTCCCATAGTAAATACGCGGTTGTCTTCGGGTCTAATCGGGTATGCAATCCGGTCTTGCATAGAAAGCTTTGCTTGTTCCGGATAAAGTACGTGGCCCACGCCAATCGTATGCAGAGCAGCGGGGCACCGATACGGTTTAGTCCGTACCCCTTCGTGGTGCTTAATCATGTCCAAGGCTTTGGCGCTGATCATCTAATAACCCATAGGTTTATAAACAAAAGAAATTATGCAACCTTTAAGTTGAACTTAAAGATTACTTACCGAAGGCCCGGCCACCGAAATGAAAAGCGATTATGCTGGCAAACAATGCTTGCGTTTCATCGTCCCACAATTGATTAGCCAGTTGATTAAAATCCACCCCACTTACAAAACCTTTGTAAGCCAACACTGCGTCAATAGCTACTAGCAAAAAGAAAAAACCATAAGTGATTACTGGGCGAACACTAGCGCGCAAGTTTTTCATCCACGGGCTTGTGCCTTCGTTAAGTCCGGTATCGTGGGCATATATAGCAGTCATCTCCGCATTTTGTGCGGTGATTCGGGCAATTTGCTCCGCAGATGTTGATTGAGTTTTAATTTCATCCAGCTTAATTTCTTCAATGTGTTGCTGGGCTACAAACCCTGCAGCAGCTAATTGCAACTCGCGGTCTGTTTGTATCTGTGCCATTTTTAATTCGTGGCTTTTGTCTGACTTGTCTTGAAAAAAATCAAGAAGCTTTGGCAAGCCGCCGGACAAAAATGATATTAGAGTCGAGATCAAAGTAAGCATTATTCCTGCACTCCCATTAAAATTTTAGCGCGTAGTTCACGCATCTTTTTTATTTCTTCCATTGCTGCGGCTGTTGCGTTGTTCATATCCATGTACATGACCCCCATGATTGGGAGAGCAAGCACTAACACAAAACACAAAACGGTGACGGCAATGAGTAAAGACCACGGTACGTGTGACTCGTGCGAATTAGTATCATTAGCCATAGGAACCATAACGTTATGAACAGAACCGCCAGAACGGACGTTAGCTGTTCGTTGATCTTTCTTTTTATACTTGCCCGTCGCCATGCTGCCGCCTGTTGTTTTACTGTTTCTTGACGTTGGATTTCGGCGCGCTCCGCTTTAATCTTGTCGCGCATTACTTCAAACTCGGACCACACCGCGCCTAGTTCTTTTGGCGCTTGGTACACCATCATTTCTCGCAACTCGGTCTCTAACCGGATCATCTCTTTTTGTGCAAGTATCCGATTAAAGGCTTCCTGATTTACCGACAACTCCGGGTCACGTAATTTCTTAGCTTTTAATTCCTCTTCGTGGACGTGCTTCTCAAGCTGTTGGTGCGATTTAAAAAAGCTTCCCAAATGATTACTGAGGTCAGCAACCACATCTTTGGCTTGACCGTACGCATCAACCAATTCCATGCCTTGAGATTTATACTCTTGGTACATCTCACAGCCCTTGCGTATTGCGGCTGCAGCAGTTCTAGCAGCGGCAAGTAAGGTAAGTGGGTCCACTTCACTTGTCGGCCTTGTTGTCCAGCTTGTCGAATATTTGTTTTAGCATAGCTTTCACATCATCGATGTCTCGGCGGTAGTCATCTTTTTGAACATATACCACTGGAAGGCCAGCAATTTTATCTTCTAACTTATTTACCGCTCGGGTAATATTGTTCAGAATCCACCCGCCAAATACACCGCATACCCCGATCAGGATATTTATGAAAGCTTGGTTATCCATGATTATCCTATGATTGTTCCAAAGTTAGCCGCACGCGTCATCTCATATACAAAAATAATTAAGCCCCCGCCGCCGGAAGCACCGAGGCCGTTAGAACCAAGCGAACCGCCCGCGCCGGCTCTGCCGCCGCCCGCTCCATAAGAACCCGCGCCGCCGCTACCGCCCAAGCCCGATGTAAACGTGGTGCTACCTCCACCACCGCCCGCGCCGCCGGGGCCGATTGAACCCGAAGCAATTGAACCGTTTAAATAGCTATAAGAAAAATCTGAGCCTGCCCCGCCCGCGCCGGCGTTACCCGCGTTATTTCCTGCTTGTGCGGTTACGCCGCCGCCGCCGCCCGCTCCTATCCCGCCGGCACCGCCATTTAAAACCGAAGGTGTTCCGCCAGTGCCGCCCGCGCCTATACCAGAGCCGCCTGCACCGCCGTTTGTAGCGCCGTTGACACCGGCAGTTGCCATACCCGCGCCGCCACCGTTAGCAGTGCCGCCGGTTCTACCTAACCCGTAAGCAAACCCGGCTGCTGTGCCGCCACCACCACTCGCCCCAGCCCCGCCCGCGACCCCAACAGTGTTAACTGTAGTGTTCGCTGTACCGCCGGTGCCGGCCACGCCGGCGGTAGTTGACCCAACACCCCCGTTTGCTATCGCGCCGATGTTTGCTGTTGCGGGTTGGGCGTTAGCCGAAGAGTTAACCCAGCTTGTGCCGCCCGTACCCCCGTTACCAGTACCTGAAGTTACGCCGGCCCCAGCCGAACCAACGGAATAATAAACAGTTTGGTTTTTCGTTAAACTTAAATTTGAAGAAATACCAACAGCCGCGCCGCCACCGCCGCCAGTAGTAGACCCTAATACCCGTCTACCAGAACCGCCGCCAGCGCCAACAACATAAAACATGTTTGAGCCGTTGTAGGAAGAAGGCACATCAAACGATCCCGCTCCTGATGTAAAAGCAAAAGTTTTAGTTATCGCCGAAAAAGTTATTCCGCTATTAGCGCCAAGGTCGGCTACGTTGTTAGCCGTAAGGGTAGAAGCACCTGATTTTGTTATTTGCCTAAAAGCGGTATAGCTAGTTATTGAAGCCGAGCCTATAGCTAAAGTAGCCGTTGTTCCAGCCGCGGTAACCGCTGGGCGAACAACGATGCCGCCAGACGTTGTGCCCGTTAAAGATAAAGTAGTAAAAGTATTAGTTGAAGAAGCCGCAAAAGTAAATGCAAAAGGATAAATTGTTGAGCAAGTAAACGCCGCAAAAGTAGTGTTACCAGTTTTATTAAAAGTAGTTAGGCTGCTGTTAGGAGTAAGGGTTACGTTGTTAAATGTTTTAGCTGATATAAAATTAATTGCGCTAAGACTTCCTTGCGGAGTTATATTGACTGTCGATGTGCCGGCGGTAAGAGTAGCCGCGGTTTCAATGTTAATGACGTTAGCAGCAGTTTTAGCGGTAAGAGTTACAGTAGATGCATTTAAAGTTAGAGCAGCATTGCCGCCAACAGGCGAACCTACGTAACCGCCGGACACCGCGCCAAGAAGATACAGGTTTGAAGCAGTAATGGCGTAATTGCTTACGGATGTATTAAGCGTTCCGGAATGCAACCAAAGAATTAAATCCGCGTTATTAATAGCCCCACTTAATGTGGCAGTAAAACCAATACAATCAATAAGCATTGTTCCGGTTATGCCGGTAGCGGGTACCGTTGTGTCTGCCCTAGCTCCAAACCTAACTCGAGTCAAAGTGTTTAACAGCGAACCGGTGCCAGTGTATTGTCCATAAATAGATGGAATGCAATCGCTAAGTAAATTTATATCAAAAGAACCGCCCCACCCAGTTGTAGTTATCGCGCCACCTAAAGTTCGTGCGTTAACCGTTACAACGCCACTTCCAGTGTTTGAATCAAAAATGACGGTATCTTGAGGAAGTGGAACTCGTTGCGCGGTTACACCGCCTGAAGTCGTAAACCACATCGCCCCGTCATAGTTAAATGCAGTCGCTCCTGTTTTTGCAAAGCAAGTTACTGCAGCAGTAGGGGTGACGTTTGTAATGTTGCCGCAGTCACCAATCGAGGTTCCTGTTAAAGCTGACCCGAAAGTGAAAGCTATGTCTTGTAAGTCTACGTTAGTTAATGTCCTAGTCGCAGTTCCAGTAAGAACTATGCTAGACGCGGTGCCCATTTGGTCGTTGCATACTAAAGCCCGGTTAGTAACAGAGTTACCTACGACGGAAAAAGTTCCACCGGTAACAGTTATAGATATCCTTGAATCAATCCGCATTTCGTGGTTGATACCGGCGGGAGAAGTTACCCGAAATCCTGCGGTTGTTGCGCCAGCAACAGTTAGACTTACACCAGAATTACCGCCGTATATAAATGTTTTTGTTCCTTGAAAAAGAACGTTTCGTAGATTGCCTGAACATCCGTGGAAAAAAGTTGCATTTGTAGCTTGAGGTGTTGTGCTGCCGATAACTACAACACCGGTTCCCGGTGTAAATGTTGTAAAGGAGTTATTTAAATAGTAGGTGATCGCGGTCAAAGACGTAGTAGTTACGTTCGTCCCTACGTTAAGAGTACCTGTCGTAATAATGATCGATCTTGAATTGGCTGCGTCATCATCTGAAAAACTAGTGCTTACCGTTAAAATTGCTGCGTTAATTTGAAACGCGCCAATAAGCGATTGAAAAGTATTACAAGTAAGGTTTGTTGTTAGTGCAGTGATATTGCCACTTTGAATAAAAGTATCGCAAACACAGTTACTAGTAGCTATAGAAAGAGTTCCTGCCGACTTACCGTTAGTTATCGTACCCAAAACGGTAGTGCTTGCATTGTTTAAAATCGATGTTGTTACCGATCCAGTAAATTGGATATCTAATGGGTAGTTTACAAAAGTAGCCGCGACAGCAAAGGTGGCGTTGGTGGTTATAGTAACCGGGTTATTTACCCCGCCGGATGCTGTTCTGCCGTCAAATTTTAAGTTGGCAGTAATAGCCGAGGCAGTTAAAGTTAAGCACGTAGCGCCGCCGCCGGTGGATATAGTAACCGTACCTGTACCGGAACTTGCATCAAAAATGACGGTATCTGCGTTAGTTGGTACAGAAGCGCCGCCCGCGCCCCCGGTTGTAGCTGACCAATTTGTTGTGGTGGTGCTATCCCAAGTTCCACTGCCGCCAACCCAAAAACGGTTTGCCATTTATTACCCCTGTTCCATGCTTCTGAGGTTTTCAAGCCACGCGTTATATTCTTGTTCTTGCTGTTCTTTAACAGCATTCAAATCAAGTGCTGCGTATTCTTCCGTTGTATATTCGTATGAATTTTGATACGGGTAAACCGGATCAAAAACAGACCAATCAAGACGTATAACGTTATTTATAATCATGTCCGTTTCACTTTCAACGAAAGAGTTATTCTGTTGATACCCGAAACAGAGTTTACGTTAAAACGCAAAGTATCGCCCGCTGCAATCGTTGCTGTCCAGCCAGTCAAACTAGAGCTTTGACCTTTAGTTGCTGAAGATATTGTAGGTTTAGCCGATGCGGTAATTACGTCTGCAATAGTAGGCGGATAGTTTGCGTAAGTATCTTTCCAGATATCGACAACAGCGGAACCAGTGGCATCAGCAAGCAGGGTCCACTCGGTGATGGTGCAGTTGAAAGGAATAGTTAGATCACCTTGGTCCGAAGCCGAGGGAAAACTAAATACGTAACTGATTGATAGAAACTGATCAGTCCAAACTGGTGCTGTTGCGCCGGAGTTTATTACCAAAGCTTGGCCAGCGGTGCCTAACGCTAAACCCGATACGCCTGTGCCAGAACCGCCGCCTAAAACAATATTGTTTGCTGTTAAAACTGCGGATTGAGTAACTAAGGAATTAGCCGTATTAACCGCAATACCTAACGCGGTAACAACGCCGGTGCCGGTAGTAGTTGAAGATATACCCGTGCCGGACCCGCCACCTAAAAGTAAAGCACTAGCGGCTAATGCCGCAGGCGAGGTAACTATACCTCCAGCGGTATTAGTATTAATACCTATAGCTGTAACAACACCTGTGCCCGTGGTAGTTGAAGATATGCCGGTGCCGGACCCGCCACCTAAAAGTAAAGCACTAGCAGTTAAAGCTGCCGCCGGAACAACTATGCCTCCGGCAACGTTAGTTGCAAGACCTAACGCCGTAACTACGCCTGTGCCTAAACTTGAAAGGCTTGTACCGCCGTTTGCAGTAGGCAGTATTCCAGATACATGGGTAGTTAAACCAACTTTACCCCAGCTTGGGGCTACGCCCACACCACCTGAGATTAGCGCGTTGCCTGTGGCCACGTCGGCCAATTTAGCTAAAGTGGTAGTTGTGTCGGCGTATAACAAATCACCGATGGCGTAAGTAGAAAAACCAGTACCGCCGGAGGCAGGCGGTATAGAAGTTGTGACATCAAGTGCATTACCGGAAGCATTGATTACTACAATTTTGTTGGCGTTACCCGACAGGGTAGGCATCTTATCAAAACCTGCCGCGATTAAATCTAATTCCGCACGCATGTTTGCCGATGTTGCAGCCGACCCCGTGACTGGAAAAGCCCCGTGGTTATAAAAACTGTTTGCCATTATCGCAGTCCTCTACGTGATGTGTAGTGCAATATCATGCTGTTTATTGTAAACGGAGCGTAATAAGCAGCGTTTGATGAAATTTGAATGACGATATTTTCTCCGGTGCCTTTTATTTCCACGTCAGTTGGCGCTAGAATACGGCCGTCCCAGATGAAACTATCCCAGTACGCGCTATCCCAATAGCTGCCCGAAAAAGAGTTTGCGTAAGAAGCTCCCGTATCTTGACCTATATACTGGCTTGAATACCCAAGAGCGTAGGCAAAATTAAATTCAGCAAAACCATCGCCGGTAATTTCAAAAGAACCGCGGCGATATCTTTTCAATACTCGCGGCGAATTTTCGGAATTATAGTTAAGCTCAAGCTCTGCTCCAATATCTTCGCCATCAAACGACGTGCCTACATCTACCGCGTAAACGTAACCATCCGTGGAACCAAAGAACATCGATTGATTAGAAAGAGAGTCGGTAGCTTCACAAGCACACATAACCGCGTCAGGAAAACGAACCGGCATAGCCCCGAGCATTTGGCCGTTGGCAATAGTTATATAAAGCCCGTAACCATCTGAGAAAAATATTCTGTACTGCGATTTTTCTCTGTTTAACGCGCTTGCAGTTACAAGATTACGACGGGCTTGAGTAAATGGGCGGATGTTTAAAGTTAGGGCGGCAGTGTCGAAGTTACCGTAACTTAAAGTAGCTTGCAAAGAAATAACGCCGCGGCTATCAAAGGTATACGTTGAAGCTAAATTTTGGCCGCTGTATTCTTTAGCGCCCGTACCGGTATTGTATGCGGTTAAAGTCCAACTCGCCGAATCCGTGCCATACAAAATGTAAGTAAAGTTATCTGAATAAACCGCTAAAGCCCCGGTCGTTTGATCACCGGGTTGAATGACAAGACATGTTATCGGTTCCGGTTGAACGATTTCTCCAGCGCCCAGCAAAGGTGTCCATTGATAAGGGGAACTAATTGCTGAAAATTGAAGCGAAGCCCCGAAAGAAAAAAACAAATGTTGCTTATGAACGCTAACGTGGTTTGGCTTATCAATAGCCATCCCGGTTTTTATTGGTACATAAACGGTGCCATCGAATTCAAAACCTCGATTGACGTTATCGCAACCGTAAACCCGAAGATTTAAATCGGCCCCTCCGAAATTGCCTGCTACAGTTTCAACACGACCGTCGGGCGCAAGAGTAATAGCGGTTTGAGCAGCAACCACTTTTGCTTTATTAACTCCGCCCACTTTTAAAAATTCAGTTGCGCTAAACGTCCCGGTTACCGTAGCAAATATAAGGCGGCCTGCGGCAGTTCCCGCGCCGTAACTTCCCGTTTCAAGAACGGCTCTTTTAACTGTGGCAGTCGCGCCGCTAACTGAACCAAGAACTATATCACCGTCAAAAATCTCACCAGTACCTGTGTCAAAACCTAATTCAAACCCAAGCGGTACGTTAACCCAGCCTGAAGCACTGGATTTATAAATAGCCATGGCGGTGTTGCCGACATTGTTTCGCCATGCATAAAGCACCTTGTTTATTTCTACAACGCCGCGTATCGGACCGCTACCCGGAACCGCACCGATATCTGTTCGGTAAACGTTTGCCGCAAGATTTAAATATTGGGCTTGTGTTTTTTGAGTAATCGGATTTGCCGCAGCTAAAGCAGCAATGGTTCCTTTTGAAACCCCGCCAACTTGGATTGTTTCGCCATTTGTAAAAGCGCCGGTAGCTTTGGTAAAAAATATATCGCTGCCGCTAACCGCAATTACTACCCCAGTTTTTCCTGAAGTAAGTCCGGTGATTGTATTTCCGGCTGCAATAGCTCCAGTAAGATTGACGTTTATTGAATCATAAAGCGCGCTTGACGGCGCAGGGCGGCCATCAAATCTTTCGTAACCAGAGATTCGAGAATACCCGCCAGTAATGGACGCTTCAAAATTTACAGCATTTCTAGCAACCCCGGCAGGAATTGCCAGCGTTGGCGTGATGAGGTCAAGCCCGCCCTTTAAGTAAACTAAATCGTATTGAACTTGTGGCGCGGGCATTGGCATGAATGCTTTTCCTTACGCTAAAGGTGGTCCGCTAATTACTGTCGTAAGCTGATCGATGTAAAGTCGTGAAGAAAGGCGTTTATATTCGTATTCTCCCCGCGACATAACTTCAGGCGCGGCTTCGTAGCCAGCGTAATACATCATCGCTCGATAAACGATCATCATGTGGAAACGGCTTGGGATAGCAGGCACGTCAGCGTCAACAACAAGGTCGATAGGCTGAGTATAATATTCGCCAACGATGACGTAGGGGATATCAGGTATCGGGCCGAAACCAAGATTTTTATGCGGGTCGATAGTAACAACAACAGGGCGCGAATAAGTAGTGCGCATGTTGGAATAAATGTACAAATTACGGAACGTTGTCCAGTCCATGTAATTCATTAACTGTTCATCTCTGTAGCTTTGGCCAACACTTGAACACCGGAAGCTATCACGCTTCCAGTTTCCAAATGTTGCAACAGTTAATCCGGCTTGCACCGGCGTATATATTTGCTGCTGTGTGACTGTATTGAATTGAAAATCTTGACGCAAAAACAGCCAGTCTTCCTCGCTTGTTTGGATATCATTCCAAGCAGATTGAATCCACGTAACCATGCGTGCGTTTTCACTGCCGACAGTTTGTCCACTAACAGTGGCTAACGCCGGCCCAGAAACGCCGCACTCAACTCGCAGTTGGTTGACTAGCTGTAGGAAATTCATGCAGCTTCAGCCATCACGTGGTTTAGCCATGCACGACCGCGTGGATTTTTGTCTTCAATTAAATCAAACGGATACGACAAGCCGTGGCGTGCGCGTAATTCAATTTGATCTGGCGCTGACGGATTGTGTACGTGCTGGCTGTAACGTGTCTCTTTCATACGCGCCAGAATTTCTACGTACTTTCTTTTTACGTCAGTAGGTGTACCGCGAATGATAGGCTGGTTGGTGCCATTGCAATTCACGATAACGTGAGGCGATTGGTTTTCATCAGTCGTAGCATGAACAAGTACAGTAACGACCTCATTCATAAAAGACTCTTCTGCTGCCAACTCACGAAAATCTTTAGTAGCTGCTACTGTTTCAATTACCGGGGTATCGTCGCTAATCTCGATCCCTGTCATTTTATTTTTACTCATTTGCCATTCTCCATGCGTTAAAAAAACAGGCCGTCAAAAAAGGAAGACCACCGAAGTGGCCTTCCAAAAGTCCCTCGGAGAGAGGAGAGACGGCAAAAATTACTGAGCAGTACCGGGCATCAACATGCAGTTGATGTACGTGGCTGTGTTGCCAGTACCCAATGCAGTTGTGTTAGGTGTAAAGGTTGCGGTAGCAACGACCTTGATCAAGCCAACCAAAGTAACGTTAGGTGTGATCTGGGTAGGCACTGGGCATGGATCAGGAGAAGCAACGATAGGACCTTGTGTGGTCGTTACCGCGCCGCTGGCATCAATCCAAAGTGCAAACAAACAAGATTGACCTGCAGCCAAAGCGGTGCTTGTGCTGAATGCCAAGTTGTCGGTAGCTGCTTTAGATTTGAATACACCGTTGTTGGTGAAGGTCAAAGTGTTGGCAGTTTTAAATGTGCCTGTGTTTGTACCGATAGCCAGACCGGCCGATGTCAGCGACACGTAGCCGCTGTTTACTTGTTCAATATTATATGACATTGTGTTTCTCCTTAATCTACGATATATGTTGCAAACACCGCTGCATAGTTAGTGTCAGCGACACCAGTATCTGCATCGAGTTTAGCCATGATAACTTCAAGACCGTTCACCAAAGCCGCAACCAAAAGCTGTAATTCTTTTTTGGTCAGGCCATCGGTAATACCGATCATTCGTTGTTGTACTGATTCTGCTGGCATGATGGTTTCCTTTTTAAACGCCGGGACCGAAGCCCCGGCTAGTCATTACAGAGCGGTTACGCCAGCTTCGATACGGCCCATCCATGCGTCGTTCAGACGCACGGTAGCAAACCATGTCGAGGCACCAACGTAGCCAAACTGGCCCAGTGGGTTAGCGTGGTTAGTCTGCGATGCTTTCAGGACTACAGGCTTAATAGCTTGCATGCCTTTCAGTGCAACTTGACCCCAAGCATCTTCACCGATGACGATAAACGGATACACGTCAACGTTAGAAGCGCCGACCGACAACATGCCGTTCAAAGTGCCCGAACCGGCGGCAGGAAAAGAAACTAGCAAAGGCGAAGAGATAAAACGGAAGTCTTCGCATGCGCCGATTTCACGGTCATGGATTGGCTTGAATGAACCGTAGTCTTCGACACGGGTAAAGCCGGGTAGGTTACGGATATCGGCAACTGCATCGGTGTGGCAGAACACGACAAACGCAGGCTGCACAGCACGTGTTGCAAAGTTTACGCCCGGAGCCAAACGCGAAGTAACGCGGCGGCAACGGTTCGATTCCAAGGTACGTGCAGTTTTACGAATTGCGTTCAAGCTGATCGCTGTGTTAATAGCAGAGCGGCTGGAGCCGTTTGCGTAGATAACAGTCGAGCCAGCTTTCAAAGTACCGTAACGAACCAATTCCATCACCTCGGCCAATGTCTCGCCAGTCAGCTTGACCATTTCGCCGGGGATGTCATCTTCGTACAGTTGCTCAACTTTGTTGCTGTACTTAAACAGAACGCCGTATTGCTGCAAAGTCACAGACACGTCTTGGAACGACAGTGTGTTGCTGTTAGGTGTAACACCTTCAGCCAGCACGAAGTTCGAAGCGGTGATCTGTGGAGTGCCTTGATAACGTGTCGAGTTCTCAATCGTGGTGCCAGTGGTTGATGCACCGAAAGGCAGTGTACGACGGAAAACCAAAGTATCAGTTGCGTTCATAGGCATCTCGCGCTGGGTACCGAAGTCGCCCAGAACGGTGATGGGTTGTGCATGCTCAAGCATACCTTGTGCTGCGCGGATTAGGTTACGCGAGGCAACCGTGCCGTAGTTTTGAATGGCCATTGCTATTTCCTTTTAAGTTAAGTTAAAACCCGCGTTGCGTTTTAGTTTTTTCACGCTTCGCGGCTTCATAGTTCCAAAGCTCTTCTGAAGACATATCGTCCAATGACTTGGGCGGTGGTGTCTGTCCGGGTCGAGTTGACGCAGCAGCAGCAAGCCGCTGTCCGCGCTCTTGTTTGATATCCGACGCTGAACGCTTCTTCGTTTCGTGGAACATGTCCAACATACGAATTGCATCTCGCGCTGAGTCACTGTTTGCTAAAGAACGTGTTTCGGCGGATTGCACGGTAAACCATTGTGTGAACTCTAAAGTGTTCACAACGTCTTTCCAGTTTTCGTACTTACCATCAACACGCGCTTCTTCGATGGCCTGTCGCATCTCCGATTTGGTTTGTTCAACTTGTTGCTGGACATATCCTGCCACCTGTTCAGGTGTCAGCATATTGCCCTGCTGTTGTACAGACCCAAGCTGAGAAGCTACATACTCCTCCATCGCTCCAGCCCACTCTGGAAAATCATCCTTAAGCTGCTCCCATTTTTCCGGGTTTTTGGCTGCACTAACGATTTGTCCCTGAGACGGAGCTTCTTGCGGGGCAACTTGCTGTTGCGCCACTCGGGCTTGCTGGAACTCTCGCTGCATTGCGGCCACGCGACCTTCGGCAGTTTTTACATGGTGCAGCAGTTGAGCGTTAGCCGTTGCCAGTTCGTCGATCTGAGCAAGCTTCGCTCTTACAACGTCTGATAACCCGGCTAGTGGGTCTTCCGGTTCTTCACTAGATATCGCTTCTTCAGCAATTGGTTCATCTTCCAGCAGCAAATCTTCTGGTGCCGTGGCCATTGACTGGTTTGCGGACTCATCGTCAGCATTTAGTTTTGAGGCCTCTTCGTTCCAAAGCTGTTGTGCTTCTTCTTGTGATAGTTGGTTTTCTTCCACTTTGCTCTCCAATAAAAAAGCTATCTTGCGATAACTTCAAACAACGATTGAGCGGGATTATTCTTCCGGCTCAACCACCACACCCCGAGTTACCTCATTCGGCAAGTCGAGAAATCTTTTTATAAATCGAATTTCACCGCGCAACAATGCTGTCTCGGTGTCGGAGAGATTGACAGCATCGTTTTTATCGCGGCACTTGCGTAGCTGCTCTTCAGCCCACTTACGCATTACGTGCCACTCTGGCGAATTAAAATTCATAGTAGTAAAAAAGCCGGCATTTAGCCGGCTTTATAAAAAATTTGAGCGCAAGGCTCCTGCCAAAAATTCTACCTTTTATCGTAGGATTTGTGCAACATTTTTATTTGCATTGGCTTGCATGATTTTGCATTGGCTTGCCGTATTAAAGCGGCGATCTTGCGTATCGATAGAAGATTGCAGCGGTAACTTTAAAAGCTGAACCCGTGCCGCCGGTAATTGTTGGGCGAATAAATGCAGGCATCTCTTGGCAAATATGATTTGCTGCAGCGGTGTACGCCATGGCGGTTGTACTACCGCGTTGCGTCAGCGAATGCCAGTTCGTGCCGTCGTTTGATCCTTGAAACGTGACGGTCGACCCACCGAAGGTGCCGGTTACTTGAAGAGTGATGTCGGCTGCCGCGTTCAAACCAAAAGCTGCACCGGAGTCGCCTGTTGCCATCGGAGTCCAAGTAACAAGGGTAGCGCCTGCTGCGGTGTCGCGATCGGTTGTAGGTGTAATAGTTGCCATGTTTATTTCCTTTAGTAATTAAATGCGCTTTTAATTAAACCGCTGTCGGTCCGTTCCAAATCGCTTAGGTTAGGTTCGTTTAGTCTTGCTTTTTGACCGATAGTTAAATCGGGTGCTTGCATGTTAAATTTTTGCGTAAACGTTCCCGGTTCTTTAGGACTGCTTGCATACGATTGCCCTTGTGCTACTGGGGTACGTAATACCTGATACCCGTTTCCTGCATCGGTTAAACCGTAGTTTTTCGTAGGCGGAGCATTAATTGGTGACGGATTTCCAAATCTATCAACTACGTAAAATTTTTCGGGGTCGGAATAGGGTATTAAATCGTACACTGTGTTTGTAACTTTAATGCCGTTTGTGTAATCAATTTCTTGCCGCGGATTTTGCGTGTCGTACCTCATGCCGCTTTGGGCAGGCTTGTATGCGTATTTATTACCTTTTGCATCAACAACAAAAGATTTATTGTAAGCATCTGCCTCGCCGTTATAGTTTTTAACTTTATTGTTATAGCTGTCTAATTGACGGTTATACGCTTTTAAAGCGTCATCGTAAGTTTGCGCTTCCCTTTTAAACGTTACGGTTGACATAGATTAAATCCCCGATCCAGTACGTAACTTCAAATCTTGTTCGGCAGCGAACAATTCTTTGCGGCCACGCTCTTTGATCGCGGTATCAGCCAACTGGGCCTTGATCTTTTCAAGCGACAAGTTCTGCGAGTTCGATAGCTTCAGCATTTCGATCTCACGCTCAAGCTGCAACTCGGCCATTCTGATCTCGGCCTCTTGCTGCATCTTAGCTTGACGCGCTTGAATCTCAGCCATATCGCCAGCGTTCTGCAGCTTTGCGCGCTCCATGTCTGTTTGAGCGCGGATGTTTGCGGCTTCAATGCGTGGGTCAGGTGGCGGCGGTTGATTCATCGCGGCCTTCTGCTGTTCCTTTATTTGCTCGATCTCTTCTTCGGATTTAAATACCTCGGCCGGATCAATGTGCTGGGCCTGCAGTGCTTTGCGGAATAGCTTCTCGGTGTCTAAGTACATGCCGTAAATCGGATTCGCGCCAGCGGCAAGCAGGTTTAAAAATGCTTGGTTCTGGATATCGCGAATCAACAAAGCCGATGAGCCGCGGGCGTCGATGGAGAAATCGCCTTTGATCTCTTCATCTTCGTTGTACATCATGTTGTAGTCGTAGTAACGACGAATGTGCGGACGCGTGATCATGTCATCAAACTGCTTGACCAAACGGCGAAGCACCACGTTGGCTGAGTTCATCAGCATCTGCATACCGCCGACGGTGTCAGGTGCCGCGCCTTTCTCGCCCTGCAGAATGGTCGGAACCCCGGTATCTTGATCCGCTAATTCGGTGGCCATCTTGATGATGCCGGATAGTTCGGCTTGATGGCTGTTGAATTCAAACGTAGCAAAAGCTTTACTGACATCGTCGATGTCATCGGTTGCGTACCAAATTTTACGGCTGCTTAATTGCCATTGTTTGTCAGCCGGCTGAATTACGCTTGGCTTAATAACGATTTGCGGGCCGCTAGATACGCCTGCGTTGTCCATCATTTGACGCCATGCAGCGTTCAATACTTTTTGCTGTGACCGCATCAGGTATGGAATGCCGTAGCCCCAGACGCTGGAACTAACTTTTTCCCAGACATAGAAGTCGTACGGAATATCGCCATTTTCCAGTGGGTTTAAGAATGCTTTAACGACAGTGCTGTTAATCATGATCACGCATGCACTGACCGATTTCAATTCATCTTTCTCACCCGGCTCAACGCCTGCAGCTTCGAGGTCATCATGCTCGACCTCACCCCAGTAAGTCCACATCTCAAACAAATCCCGGGCTACATCACGCTGGTCTTCGTCACGTATCTCTGCCATGGTGTGGGAAGCTTTCGGTCCTTCTTCTAGCACCTTGCGCAATTGCGATTTCATGAATCCCGGCTGTTTAGCCAATTCACGAATCCGCTTTGCGGTGATCTGCTCACGTTCGTAAACGCCTTTGCCGCGGTGAATGTTCTCGCCGCATGCTGGGTCAGGCCACACATTACGCGGATCAACGCGGAACGAAGCAGGGGCCAGCTCCTCAACGATGTCGATCTGGTGAATTTGTTGCCCTTGCGCATCGGTGTATGGCTGCCATGCCTTGCGTGTGCGGTTGGTAACGATCGGGCCGCGGACAACGCCTGTGCCCAGCACCGCTGCATCGTGGATTACTTTGCGCAGTTCGCTGTTGTAGTCACATTCGGTTAGCTGGTCCTCGATCTCGCGCTGCATTGCTTCGGCTTTTTTCTTAGCCAAGGTCATAACTTCGCGTGCAATGTCTTTCATGCGCAGCGGTTGGCCGGCTTGATCGGTAATTGGTTGCGGGCCTTGTGGACCCATAGCCATCGCCGCAAGACCTCCTGCAAGTCCAGCAGGCGGCATACCCGGTTCTGTGGGTGCCATGCCTTGTGGCGGCATCCCGGGCATAGGGGCCTCTGGCGCTGCGCCGGGCTGCGGTGGTGCCGGAATACCGGGCGGTGTCATTGACGGCTGTGGCGGTGCCATAGAAGGCTGTGGCGGTGGCATGCCGGGCTGCTCCATCGGCAAGCCTTGCTGCTGGCCCATTTGCTGGCCCATCGGTCCGTTGTTTGTTGCGGCCCTCTCATCCTTCAACATGTTCATCATGTAAGGGTTAGGGGTTGGGGTAATGCCCCAGTTCCTATCGTCGGTCGGCAACAGAATGTCAGCGACTCGCGCCTCTGCGGCGTTGGTCTTCTGACGTGTCATGCCAATGAAAACGGTTGAGCGATGCGGCTTTGCGCCTTGTGTCGTGACAGGGTAACCCTGCTCGACGGAAGTCATCATCTGGCTTGCAGCCTTGTTGATGTTGTCCTTGCCGTTGTACTGGTCATCGTCTTCCAGCCAGCGTTTATCTACGCCGTAGCTATACCGATCGCGAACCCATTCATCTCGCTGCTTGGCCAAGCTGCGGCCAAAAGCTTGCAGCTTTTCTTCTTTGCGCTCATGCGCAATTTCGGGGTCTTCGTATTCGATTTCTACGTCAATCTGCTGTGGTTCTAATTCCATCGTGAGTCCTTAGTAAACCGTCATCTTAGGCGAAGCGTTCATTGATGCTTGATTGGACGAAATCCCTGTTTTCATCTTCAAACCTGATTGCTCTTGATTTTGAGCGGCCGTGTTGGAAGGCGCTACTGAAGCTGAACGTGAGCGCATTTGGTTGGCGATTATACCGCCAGCGTTGCCGCCGGCTTCGGTTGTTGGCTGGCCGGATACAGCGCCTACCGCTTGTTGGTTTTGAAGCGACTGCTGATTCTGCAAAAGTGAATAGGACCCAGTGGTTTTTACAGGATCGGGGTTATTGCTGAGAGGCATTAAGTTTTGTGTAGACGTTGCGCTGTCCATCATTTGATTGCGCATCTGGTTTGGATTTAAGCTGTACGGATTTATCGCGGTCATCTCAATACCCCATCTCATTGTCAAATACGCCGAAGCTGATAACTGGGGCGTTGCCTCGGGTCATTTTGTTCCGTGCATCAGCCTCAGACTGAGTCTTGGCATGACGCCGCATCATCATTGCGTAGCGCGTTGCGGATAGCAAGTCATCGGTCATCTTGACGATCAGGCCGTCCTTGCGGTGGTACAGGCGGAATTCCTCGAACCACTCTTCCAGATGGGCGAATACCCGCAGGCGGTGAGTCTGCATGCGTGACAGCATCTCGGCCACACCGGCTTCAACGCCATTGCTGCCGTCCTCAAACGTGGCGCGGTCCTTCAGCATGGCCAGCCCTTGTGCCTTGTATTGCGTCGCAAGCTGTTCGCCACTGCCCTTATCCCGTTGCAAACCGTCATGCGGCCAAGCAACTGGCACCCAGTCGCCACGTGCCTTGATGCCGGCGGCGTGGATCACGATTGATTGATCTTTGACTCGGTAGCAATCGGTCACGTACAGCGTATCGCCGTCTCGGTCCCATGCCATCCAAACCACAGCGGTCGGGTGGTCGATACCAAAGTCCAGACCAATGATCCGCGGCCAGTGCGGCGGTATCGCAAACGCGGTGACCTTGATCGCCTCTTCGGCAATCGGAAATACTCGGCCGGACCCGAGAATCGGAATGCCCTTTGCCCGGGCTTCGCGCTCATGTTCTGGGTAGCTGGCAATAATCGAATCGCGCTGCTCTTGCGTGTAATGCTCTGCATCGTTGATCGTCATCGTCGTGACGGTCGAATTCTGTGGCTTGTCCAGCAAGAAACGCTTCACCACTTCGGACATGCCGAGCAGCGGTGTGAAGGTGACGAAAACCAAACCGCCTGTGGCGTTGGTACGTGTCAAACCCTCGGAATAAATCGATAGCGGTGGTTCCTCATCGAACCAGACGTAATCGACCGTGTCGGCCTGCCACTTT